GACTTGGGAAACTACAACAACAGACGCGGATCAAGGTAATGGTAAAATTTCAGCAAACAATGGAACAATATCAAGTGCTACTGTTTTATATCTTGATGATGTAGATGATGCTGGAGCAAGTATAGCAACCTTTGTTCAATCTTGGGATGATGCCTCAAACTCTGTTGCTAGAGGTTTTGTAAGAATTGAAAAAGAAGGAACACCATCTACTTTTGCATTCTTTAAAGTTTCAGGTAGCGTTACTGATGCTTCAGGTTATAGCAAAGTTGCCGTAACTCATATCGCAAGCAATGGAACTTTCTCTGATGGCGATGGAGTAGGAGTTCATTTTACTCAATCAGGTGCTGATGGCTCAGGAGATATGTCAGATGTTTCTGATGATAGCTCTCCATCACTAGGCGGAAATTTAGATTTAAACTCAAACAATATAACTGGAACTGGAAATATAAGTATTACTGGAACAAGTAATGCTAAAAAAAGCTGGGAGAGTAAGTCAGCAAATTTTAACGCTGCTGCACAAACTGGATATTTTGTGAATACTTCAGGAGGAGCTGTAACGGCAACTCTACCTGGATCTCCAGCTGCTGGCGATACAATTAGTTTTATAGATGTTAACGCTACCTTTGATAGCAATAATTTAACCATTGGAAGAAATGGAAAACCAATAGCAGCTGCAACTTCTGATATGACAGTTGCAACAGAACGAGCTGCATTTTCGTTAGTTTTTTATGACGACACGCAAGGCTGGCTATTAACTGAAAAATAATTTAGGAGAAATATAAAATGGGTACATACGAAGCAAACAAATATAGCTATACAGCTGCCAACTTATCAAATGTTCCAGGTGTTGAAACTGGAACTATTGTATCTTGGAGCCACGCTACAATTCCGTCAGGATTTTTAGAATGCAATGGAGCTACTATATCAAGATCAACTTATGCTGGATTATTTTCAGTAATTGGAACAACTTATGGAGCTGGTGACGGATCTTCTACTTTTTTATTGCCTGACTTACAAGATAAAGTTTGTGTTGGTGCAAGTTCAGGTAAATCATATTCCTCAACTGGAGGAGCTGAAACTGTAGCAACAGGAGATAAAACTTTAGCTGAAAGTGAAATACCAGCTCACACTCACTCCGCTGGAACAGCAGGCGGATCTAAAGGACATCCAAACAATCACTGGAACGCTTCTCCAACAGGAGCTTCAGGAACTTCAGGAAGCACTGGAGGTGATGGCGCACACAATCATGGAAATGTCTCAGTTCTGCAACCATACATAGCTTTAAAATACATGATTAAAACTTAAAAATATTGGAGAAAATAAAATGAAAATAACAGCAATTGTACCTGATAAAGCCATTTTTAAAAATGGAGTTAAATATTATGAACTAGATAATAGCTTTTGGACACAGTTTAGCGGTGTTCATGCTTTTCGTATAGATACTGAAAATACTTCTTATGCTGAAATGCCTGATTGCACTAAAACATCAGTAACTCAATCTCAAATAGATACATTACATAATAAATGGACTGAATTAAAAACAGCAGCTGATAATAATGCGGCAGCCGAACAAGCGAAAATTGATACCTATAATGCTTCTTGGGAAAGAGTAAGAAACCAAAGAAATAATTTATTATTAGAAAGTGATGCTTGTATGATTTCAGATTATCCAATTAATGAGGAAAAAAGAAATGAATTTGTTACCTATAGATCATCATTAAGAAATATACCTGAAACTTATTCAAGTGAAGATCCATCAAATATAGTAATAAATGATGAAACTGGAGAAGTAAAAGTTAACGGAGCAACGGTTATAACAAAACCATCACTATAATTTGTGTTACTAAAAATAGATTTATTCTAAACATTTACACAAATTTTTAAAATGAATGTAATAAAAGAATATAATTTTTATTATGAAACCGTAATACAAAAATATAAATGGAACAATAAAAACGTACCTTTATATAATCACGGTTATTTACCTTTGGATAACAAAAATTTAATTGATTATAAAGATGATTTATCTTGGAGCAATCAATACAATTTATATGTTCAATTACTATCTTTAATTAATAAAGAAAAAATAAACAATAAAAACATATTAGAGATTGGATGTGGTTTAGGTCATGGAGCTAATATTATTAAAAATAACTTTCCAGTTAAAAGTTTAACAGCAATAGATATAAATCCTAATCATATTCTATTTGCTAAAAAAAATTTTAAAAACATTGACTTTAATGTTGGTAATGCAACATCATTACAATATCCTGACGAAAGTTTTGACATAATTTACTTAGTGGAAACTTTCCATAATTATACATTTGAAGATAGTTTTTATACTAAAATTAAAAAGATTTTAAAGCCTGATGGCTATCTTTTAATAACTGATATTTTTTTTAAAAAAGATTTAGAAATTGTAAAAAATAAATTTGAAGATAATAATTTTAAAATTATATCTGAACTAGATATAACTCAAGAAGTACAAAACTCTTGTAATAAAGATAGAAAAAATCTTAAACCTACTTTTAAATTTTTTAGAGAAATATCAGATGCAGCTTATAAAAATTATAAAAACAACATAACGGTTTATTGGAATTTTCTTATTAAAAATGATTAGAATAGTAGAAAATTTTTTTACTGATGAAGAGTTAGTAAAAATACAAACTTACGCAAATAGAGACGCTTATTTTAATACATCATTCTTTGACTATGTTTATGAAAACAAAGATACAGATGAAAAAAGAAACAGAGATACCAGTTATGGACTTAGACACACTTTTGGTTGGGATGAAAATTTCTTAGGAAAAGTCATTACAAAAAATGCTTTAGAAAAATTTAAGGTTAAAATTTTAAAAACAGTACATAATCAAGGAGCTATAGATAAAAGAAAGCTAGATTTATTTCAACCGCATCAAGATGAAACAATTGGCAATAAATGGAATTTATATGTTCAATTGCAAGGAAAAGAAGATGCAAGGAATGGAATATGTTTTTACAACGATAATAGAAACATGGATATACATATTGGTTTTAAACAAAATAGAGCAGTGTTATTTCGGTCAAATTTATATCACACACCAAATGTTTCAAAGGACAAAGAAACTTGGAGAATGACAATGACTATTTTTATATTAAAAGCAGACTTCATTAACTAATAGGAGGAAACTATGATTTGTTGGTTTTGCAAATTATTAAAAAAAATTAAAGCACAAATACTAAAGAGCTACGAATGCCTAAGAAAAGAATGAGTGCAAAATCTTTAGTTAATGCTTCATTAGGTATAAGGCTATCTTCGCACGAAAAGCTGTGTGCCGAAAGGATGAAACATCTAATTAAATCTATAGATGATTTAAACAAGAAAGTATCAAAGCTTTCTGAAGAAGTATCAAAAGGAAAAGGAGCGGTATCAGTATTGGTTGCTTTAGGCACTATTGCTGCTGCTGTATTAGGCTATTTGAATATTAAGTGAAGTATTACAACAAAGGCATTGCTGCACATTTAGAAGCTATGCTTGAACTTCTTGATGACGACCATTTACTTTTTACTAATGTTCAAGGCATTGGTCCAATAGATATTGTAAGAGTAAATATTAAATCAGGAAAAGTAGATTTCTTTGATGCTAAATCCGATAGAGAAAGCAGACATAAGAAAAGACCAATAACAGAAATACAAAAAAAACTTGGAGTTAAACACATTTATATAAACCTAAGAAAGAAAACTTTTAGGTTAAAGGAGTTTAAAAAATAATATGCAACTATCAAAAAATTTTAGTTTAGCAGAACTAACTAAAAGTCAGACTGCTGAACGTATGGGTTTGGACAATAATCCAAGCGAAGGTGAAGTAGAAAATTTAAGACTGCTTTGCGAAAGAGTATTACAACCAGTTAGAGATCACTTTAATAAAGTAGTAACAATTAGCAGCGGTTTTAGAAACGAAATTTTATCGCAAAAAATTGGTAGCAGTTCAAAAAGTTTCCATTGCAGAGGCATGGCGGCTGACTTCGAAATCTTTGGCGTTCCTAATAATGAGGTCAGCGATTGGATTAAAGAAAACCTTATGTTCGACCAATTGATCCTTGAATTTTTCAAACCTGGAGAGCCTAACTCAGGCTGGGTACATTGCTCGTACAATCCTGAAATTAATGCAAACAGAAAAGAATATTTAATGGCAATTAAGGTAGATGGAAAAACTCAATACAAACCAATCTTAGGTTTATCAACTGATAGGTATGTAAAATAATATGTTTCCATTACTAGGAATATTAAAAAATCCGTTAACTAAACTTATTGCTGAAAAGACAATAGGTGCAGTTACGCATAAGTTAAAAAAGGATGCGATAATAAAACAAAAAGAATTAGATCATGCAAACAATGTAGATATTCAAAGCTTACAATCCGCAGATCAAACGTGGCGTGATGAATGGTTATGTGTGGTATTCAGTTTAATTTTTATTGCTCATTTCATTCCAGCGTTACAAGAAGCTATGCTGCGTGGCTGGGAAATCCTGGAGTTAGCTTCAGATTATTTTTGGATAATTATTTTAACTATAGTTGGTGGATCTTTTGGATCATCAGGAATTACTAAGTTTCTTAAAAAGAAAAAGTAATGGCTAGGAAGAAGTTTAAGGAATTTACTCCTAGAGAAAAACCAAAAAAAAGACCAAGACGACATACTAAAAGAATTAATAAAAACAAACCTAAGAAAAAGAAATACAACAGACAAGGTAGAGGCAAATGAAAGATCAAATAAATTTATCTGATAAAAGTAAAATCAGTATGCCTATTGCCAATTTAATAATGGTGATAGCGCTCGTTGCCTCAACAGTGTTTGGCTACTCTGCTCTTACAAACAGAATTACTGCTTTAGAAACTCAAGATACGTTGATGACTTCAGACCTTTTAAAGAAGGCACAACAGGAGCCAAAAAATTTAGAAATTTTCATGCTCATCGAACATAATTCGAAAATTTTAATGAAGCACCAAGAGTTACTAGATGAGAATATACACTCTCAAGTAATGATTAAAAACCTAGAGAAAGACTTAGAAGAAGCTGAAGATAAGATTGAGTATCTACTTAACCTAACGAGAAAATTAAATGGAAATAGTAATTAGTTTATTAATGTTTCTTGGTGATCCACCAATATTAAAAGAACACTTATTAATGAAATCAGTAGGTGAGTGTTTAGAACGGAAAAGGATAGCTCAGAGATCAACAAATAATGCTGAGTTTAGATGCAGCAAAGTTCAAGCCGTTGTTAAGGACGGTAAAATAATAAGTATATCTAGCTTAGAATAAAATGAAGTATTGGTTAATATTTATATTCTATACTTTATTATTCGGAGTTATTTCATTTAATATGTTTGCTTGATTACTAATGGCGGAGACGATCCGATTTGAACGGATGGTACAGATTTCTCCGCACGAGTAGTTAGCAACCACTTGGTTTAAACCAGGCTCACCCACGTCTCCAGCGATACATTATTTAGCTGCTAATCTTATAAACCTAATTTTTAATTTAATCAATGAAACAGAAAACTATATTCTCAAAAAAATGCGATTGGTGTAAAACCGAACTTACATTAAATGGCAAAGATAGTGATAGTTATGTTGTTAATGCTGCACATAAAATCTTTTGTAAAATTCATTCTCCAGGAAAAGAGCCTGAAAAGGATTGTATGAATGATTATATTAAATCTATTTCGTAGGATTATTATAAGCTTCTATATCAAATAAAATAGTTCTTCCATTATTAATAACTGGAACTTGTAATTTCTTTTTTTCTTTTACTCTCTCTATTATAAAGCTTCCAACAATTGAAAGTAGTTCTTTTTCGCCTATATCTCTTGAATAGGCATCTGACGTTTTAATTTTAAAAATCACACTACCACCTGATCGTTGTAATCAAATTCAAACTTTAATTTAACTTTTGTATAAGAGCTAATAAATTTCATACTATTAATCATAGACCTAATATTATAGTCAATAAAAGCAACAGTCACGTCAACACTTGGTCTTATATTAATAATCCTTTTATCTAAATTTGGATTTGTATGAGGAGCCATTTTAATAAAAGCTCCACATTTAACTAAATCATTAACTATTTTTACAACTGTTTTATGAGACGCCTTAACTTTTTTTGCCAACTTTTCTTTATATAAAATCTCTCCAGCAGCTGAACAATAAACAACATAATTTAAAATTAAATTTTTTAAATGTGTATCAAATGGTTTTAATGCTTTATAATCATTATATCTCTCATGATTTCTAACATTCATAAAGGAAATATCTCTACTAATACCTAGCACTTTCTCCATATTTTTAAAATTACAAATATGTCCAGCTTTTATTTTTTCGTAAGCTGGTCGCATCCTTTCACAAAGCATTTCTGCTCTTTGCCTTTGTTTGCCTGACCATTTATCAGGATCAAAAATTATTTTTGCTGTATTACCAATTGTTATATCTTTGTTGTTCATTTTAATCTCACTTTCTACATAAGATTCTCATATATATATTTATCAATCAATAGAAATTTTTTCCTATAAACTTTTCCTATATTGTAAGTTGTGATAATCCTATTTTTGTTAACATAGCTTGTAAAAATTTTCTAAAAAAACAAATCAAATTAAATAAAATATTTAAAAATGTTAATGATGTGGTAACGAAAGGTAAGAAAGTGGCGTATTTACTTATCTTTTTTCTATTTACTTTGGTTTGCTAATCCATTATTACTCTCTACCAATGAGAGAATATGCAATCCTTGATATAAATAATCTAATAATTACTTGGATTATTAATCATTGCCAATCCTACAAAATCACAACATCAAAGAAAATAATGTTAACGAAATGTCAATCGTTAACACGATTTACCTACTGCGGTTTTTTGGAAACTTTATTTGCATATCTATCCTCAGAAACTAAAAAAGAAAGGATATGCTAATGACTAGGACAAAAATAAGTAAGCCTAAAGGATCTCGGTTTTATAAATTATTTGTTGAGCAAGATGGCAAATATAAAATAGTTTTTAAATCCGAAAGTAAGCAAGCAGTTAAACATAAAAGAAAAGAAATCCAAATAAACTCTGTAGATAAAGCAGCATTGTTAAATAAAATGACATTTGTTGAATTATATAAACAGTTTGCTCTTCATAAAATCGAAGTTGGTAAAAATGAGAAACTTGGAGGTAAGCTTTATTCGTTAAAAGTTTATCTTGGTCATTATAAAAAATGGATTGCACCTCATTTTAATCATAAGATTTTATTAACTGAGGTAACAAAGAAAGTTGCTAAAGATTTTTTTATTAAATTATTAGAC